TGGCGGATATTAAGAAAGAGATTGAGGTGATTGATGTTAAATGATGAGGATATTGTACGTGGTGCAGTAACAGGTCATCATGCACCGTCACACAATGATGAGATTGGCTACGCCAGCGAGATGGGTGAGAACTACGCCCCTGTTGATGAGCAGCAGGCAGTGATGGGTGAGAATGACATCGGGTTTAACTATTATATGTACCCGACACTACATAGAATGGCACTGAGTAAAGCTAGACTTAAGTTTACTATAGGACCTGCTGGATGTTTATCCAGTGATACAGAGGTGCTCACACGCGAGGGCTGGGTTAAGATTTCAGAAGCTCCGCAGGAGATTATGGTCTACGACCCTAAGACTGGTGAGGGACACTTTGAGAAACCTGAGCATGTTAAGTTACCGTGCCCTGAAGGATTCCATAGATTCTACACATCACATGCGATGGACATGGTAGTGAGTGATGAGCACAAGGTGTGGTATAAGACTCGGTACACTGTACAGCGAGGTGGAGACTGGCAGATTGCTACTGGTGCAGAGCTGGCTGAACAATACAAGAACGGTGCTAAGCAAGATGCTAAAATTCCAGCAGTGTTTGAATATAAGTCGGATACAGAATACCCGCTGACTGATGCACAACTTAGAGTGCAGATTATGTTGTCAGCAGATGGGCACTTACCAAAGAACAGTCGAAAAGCAGCGGTCACGGTACGCAAACCTAGAAAGGTTGAACGTATCAGACAACTGTTGAACGAGGCGGGTATTGAGTTCACTGAGACTATTTATCCGGGCAGACCGACTGAGGTTGTGTTTAGATTTGTACCGCCTGAGTGGAATAAAGACCTGTCTAAATACTACAGTGCAAGTCAGAGACAGTTAGCACTGATGGCTCACGAGAGTTTACTGTGGGACGGCAATATCGGTGAGAAGGGTTCATATTACTGCTCTAACAATAAGAAAAATGTGGACTTTATCCAGTTTGCATTTGTCTCTTGTGGCATCCCTTCTTTTATTACAGTTGAGAAAGCTCGTAAAGATAATTGGAATGACACATACAGAGCCACAGTAGGAGTTAATGGTAAAAACTGCTGGGTTAATATGAAAACTGCTGAGTACGAGCATATCCCAAGTGAAGATGGGTATAAGTATTGTTACACCACATCTACAGGTATGTTTGTTGCAAGACGCAACGGTAAGGTATTCTGTACTGGTAACTCAGCTAAGACCTCAGGAATTATATGGACATTGCTGTTACAGGCTATTATGCAAGAGCCGGCAGCAGATGGGGTGAGATACTCTCGTGCACTTGTGGCACGTAATACTAACTCGATGTTACGCTCGACTACAATACCGTCATTTAAGACAATGGTTGGTAACTTGATGACGTTCCGCACGGGGAGTTTCCCAATGATGGCTCACGCTAGATTTGAGTTAAATGATGGCACTAAGGTGCACTTTGATGTGGAGTTCTTGTCATTTGATGATGAGAAGTCACAGAATAAGTTGCTAGGGTGTGAGCCGACATTCGGGTTTATTGATGAGTTGTCAGAGTTTCCTGAGTCGTTAGTATTTGCGATTGACCGTCGTCTTGGGCGTTATCCGTCAGGACGATTTGGTAAGGCGACATGGGTTGGACTGTTTGGGGCAACGAACGGTCCACTTAAAAATCACTGGTTATATAGATGGTATCTAGGGGATAAGGATGATGAGTTCAAGATGATGTCTGAACGCATGGGTCGTCCATATTTTGAGTTATTCAGACAGCCGCCAGCTCTACTAAGACAGCCTGATGGGTCATGGGACCCGAACCCGATGGCGGAGAATATCGAGAATCTGCCGGGCGGGTATAACTATTATTATGCAATGCTCGGGGGCGAGGAGCAGAAGATTAAGGCATATGTGGAAGGTGAGTTCGCGGACTTGGTGACGGGTAAGGTAGTATTCCCTGAGTTCAACGAGAGCCGTCATGTCATTGACCAGTTTAATGTGCCAGCAGGTGCTCCACTATATTTATCCTTTGACTTTGGTCGTACACCAGTATGTCTTGTAGGTACAATGACTGCAGGTGGTCGTCTCATTATTGTAGACGAGGTGATGGGTGAGGACATGTCTATTGAGACGCTGACAGTTGAGCATATTAAGCCGACACTCAGACGCAGATACATTAATAACTTGGTCGAGGGAGCATGGGGTGACCCTGCAGGTCTCGTGCAAGCGCAGTCTGTTGACGTGTCACCATATGACATCTTATTAAATAATGGTATTCCGATTGAGAGTCCGGGTACGAATAAACTTCAGCCACGGATTGAAGCAGTTAAACAGAGACTAACTAAATTAGACTCAATGGGGCAGCCTCTACTGCAAATCACAAAAAATTGCAAATTTTTAATTGAGGCTTTAAAATACAACTACATTTATGAGAATGTACGCGGGAAGAACGATGTTGTTCGAGATACACCGACGAAATCTCACGAAGGTTGGACATCAGATTTAGCCGATGCGTTGCAATATATGGTATTAGGTATTAATATTAGCAGCCGAATGAGTAAGTCGAGCTCAAACAGAAGTTCAAGACGACATTCAAGATTTATCTAAAATAGGAGAGAAAGTAGTATGCCATGTCAAGGTAAACGACCACCACACGGCTGTCCAGTAGGCAGTAATCGTGGTAAAACACCAGCACATAGATAAGGTGGTGAACGGTGGGTAAGAAACACGATAGATTAGTAGAAGAACTCGGGCAGTATGTCCGTGACCGCTTCGAGATTGCTAAAGACACGAAACGCGAACAGTACGACATCTTGTTAGACTGTTTACGCCAAGTTCGTGGGGAATTACTCGCCTGTGAAACGCTTGACCCTGACATCGATGTTAATTTTAACATTACATCACCTATTGTTAAGGGTATTGTGGGTCTCATTCGTGATGTATTTGCTAACTCGATTGAGAACCCATTTGTCATTAAAGCAACACCGCAAGCAGACTTAGACGAAGCACAGACTAAGAATGTACTGCAGGCAGTGATGGCACAACTCCAACAGATGCCGATGATGACCTCTGACATGCTTGAGCAAGCAGCGGCAGAACAAGGTCAGGCACTCAAGAACGCAGCGATGCAAGAACAGCAGAAGTTATCTGCTATTGCCGCTGATAAAATGAATACATTAATTCAGGACAAGCTTCATGATGCTGATTGGTTACGCCAGTTTGGTGATTTTATATATAACTTTGTGGTGTATCCTGCTGCTATTATGAAAACACCTGCGGTTGTGATGAAACCGTGGAAGCGTTGGAATGGACAACGTATGGTAGTGGAGCGTAAGTTAATTCGCGCAGTAGAAAACATTTCTCCGTTTGATTTCTACCCAGCACCAAACGCACAGTCCGTACAAGACGCAGAGTATGTTGTGGAAATCCGCAAATGCTCACGTTCTGAATTAGTGGGGTACTACTCTGCACCGGGCTTCGATGGCGAGGGAATCCGTCAAGTATTGAAGGAACATCCGACAGGCTGGCTCGAAGAACGCGAGGACGGCAAGGACCATAACCCTGAAGTAGACACAGACCAATATGCCATTGGACTTGAGGACGACGCTCAAGGATTTTATGACTGTGTGGGATTCTATGGGGCAATCCGTGGCGAATTACTCGAGGAGTTCGGTGTTGAAGTAGGCTCTCCTGACATTTCTTACGAAGCAGAGATTTGGACAATTAACGACATTGTAATTAAAGCAGTGTTAAACCCTGACCCAGCTGGTCAGCGTCCATTCTATGTAGCATCATTTGAACCAATCCCGGGAGCATTTTGGGGCGAGTGTCCAGTTACCCGTCTACGTGATGTACAACGTGTATGTACAGCAACAATCGTAGCAATGGTACGCAACATGGGTCTCGCATCAGGTGTATTGGGTGAGGTAGAATCCGACCGTGTTATTGACGATGAAGATGTAAATGTAATCCTACCTAATACTATTCGCGAGGTTAAATCCGTGATTGGTATGCAAGGTCGCGCTTACAACTTCTACACTGTACCTGATATTTCACACCAACTATTAAATGTATTCGAGCGTTTCATGCAATATGGCTATGAGACAATCGGTATTCCACGTGTGGCGTTTGGTTCGACAGAAAATATTGGTACATTAGGACGCACATCGGGTGGTGTGGCAATGGTATTAAACCAAGCAAGTAAATCAGTTAAGTTTGCTTTACGTGTGCTTGAAGAAAATATTATTGAGCCAGTTGTTCAATCTTATATTGACTATGAGTTGATGTATTCAATGGATGAGACTATTAAAGGTGACATCCGAGTACACGCACGCGGTGTAAGTGGTATTGTAGAGAAAGAATCGCAAGAGTCTAAACTACAATGGGCACTACAATCACTAAGCTCATACATGCAAGTGGTAGACCCGAACACTGGACAACCGATTGTTCCACCAGCGGCAATTCAACGCTTGTTGTACCAAATCTTTAAGGTTAGTGGTATCAGTACTGAGGGAATTTTCCCTGACTTTGATTTACAGTCTGCTGTAACGCAAGATATTCAAAGTTTGAACCCGCTGTATCAAGGTGGTACTATTGACGGTCGGAACGCTAGTGCAGGTCAAGCAATAGCGAACCAAAATAGTCTAACACCTAATTCACCAATGGGAGGTATGTAGTGAGTTGTTACCAGCTTCACTTCGATGTCGCTATTGTGGATTCACATTCGGTGGAATCAGAACCACAGAATATTACCTTGTTAAAGACGGCAGTATTGCACCTTATGCATGAGGACCCGTGCGGAGCACCATTAGATATTTGTGTTCAGCGTGTGGTAAAATGTCAAAATGGGTGTACAATTAGTACATTCTTACATGATTTTCCTATTGATGCATGTGACCCAATTCTTCCTCCGGGCGAGTACCAAATTTCTGTGGGTTCAAAGATGACCATGTTAGCCAACGCTGTTGTTGGGGTAGATGTAATTTTTGAAGAAGTTTCACCTGAGTACGTGCAAGCCATCATTGCTAATAAAGCAGGAGGATGTTAATAATGGCAAAAACTAAAGTTTCACAGCAAGAAGCTGGAGCATTTAGACGCTTCCGTTCTTCTGCTGATGCAGGACAAATTAAGAACGTATTACTTCGCGAGTTAAATTTAACCCGTGATGCGTACGAAGATACAACAGCAAGTGAAGAAAACCGTATCGCAGTAAATGCGGTTAAATCAGTGTTACGTGTTTTATTCGATGACGAGTTGGAGCGAATCGATGAGTAAATATGAATCAGCAGTTTCACACTTAGAGTTAGGGCAGAAATTAGTCGCTACCATGTTACGTGGTACAACTGATTCTTCATTTACCTTAATGCGTGGTGTTCCAGCAAACTGCGACAAACGTATGGAAGATTACTTATGGACTGAGGTTATCAAAGATGGTAAGCCAGTTCAATTAAGTTTAAGTAAGGATAATCCATTAGAGATTAACTTACCGGGAACGTATAAGTTCAGAAATGACGGCACAGATGACGAGCAAGCCTTAATCGACATGACCGTGTATAAACGCGTGGAGTAGGAGATTGTATGGCAAGCCAAGTAAAAATTGACGGCATCGTCCGTATGCTGAAAACAGTTCCTGCGTTTCGATTACTTCAAGAGTATATCTCAGAAGAATTAGAACGCGAACGTGAATTGTACGAGAACAGCGAAGCGAATGAGTTTCTGCGTGGTCGCGTATCAATCCTTAAAAAACTAAAAGCCGATTTGGAGAAATAACGAATGGCAGACTTCGACCAAACACAAAGTGAACTAGACCAATTCTTAGACCAGCAGTTTTCCCAACCTGCATCTGAAGAACCAGCTAAAGGTACTGAACAACCTCAAGATGATGAAGTTGATATTTCAGAATATTTAACTGGTGATGAAGATGAATTATCACAGGAACAACCTGCAGGTCTAACACAGCCAGCTCAAGCTGAACCAACACAAAAAGCAACCGTTTCTAACGAGGAACGTTTAATTGCATTAGAACGTGAATTAGCAGCAACGAAAGCTCGTGCAGAAATGTATGAGAACGCAGTACGTGCTAACTATGAACGTGAGTACGGTCAGCAACAACCGACAGAACCACAACGCCCAACATTGGCGTATTCTGACGATGAGCTTGCTGTAGATGAAAGATTTGAAGCCGACTATGGGGACGCAAACCCATACATTCAAAGTATCGCACGTAGAGTCGCTAACGACTTGTATCAACGTGCGGTAGTACCTTTGCAACAAAAATTAGATGGCGTAACCAGTCAGCTGGAAGCACAACGTGGTATCAATGACCAAAACCAAAAGTTTGCGTTTGAGACCGAATTACGTAAAGCTGTTCCGGATTTGGACGAAGTTGCGTTCTCTAATGAGTGGCAAAGTTACTTAAAACAACCTGCTCCGTATACTGGCGGTACAGTAACTATTGCACAAGTAGTACAAAGCGGTATACAATCAGGTAATATGAAGCAAGTGGTGGAAGTGATTGAGGACTTTAAAGGCAAACGCCAACGCTCTCAACCACAAACGCAACAAGTTGCACC